CGCTGAGTCTCATACCCGAAGGTGTAAGACAACAAGCCATGCACAGGAGAGGTTTCATCGACTAGTGGAAGGGGCGCAAATCCCTTTACATAGTCAGTGAGCCATTGAGCGGCCCGCCAGCAACCAGCTTTGTAAAGCTGATTGCGCAACGAGACGGCCGACAGCATCTCCGAAACGTCACGCCGTGATGTAGGAAGCAAACGACGGCAATACACTGGTGTAACCAGGTTACCATCGTAAGCATCCACGCCACAAGACTCTCTGAACTTGCCAGTCCAGAAAGACTTGTTACGGTTTACTAGAAGCCCAAAAGCTTCTAGTTCACTCATCACGGACTGCACATGGTCTACAGGGACAATGATATCATCCCCGTAGACGTGCACGCTCCCTACCACTCTTTTGAGTGATTTGGGAGTCATCGGGTAACCTAAGCTCCTTGCAATAGCAAGAGTTGCTATAGTGTAAAACACCATAGCCTCAATTGGAAAGCAAAGGGCTGAACCCATAGACGCGAACTTGGAGAGAGGTATAACCCCTCTTCCAGGCACGTCGGCTCTAGTTGAGCGACATGCAAGCACAGCGTCCCTGAAATCAGGGACACTAGCTAGCATACACTTAACGAGCTCGACTGAGACGCGATCGCTGGCATCTTTCAGGTCGAGAGTCGCAAGACTCCCGTCCTTTGAAGAAAGAAGAGCGAGTTTCTGATTCACCTTTTGATCGGTGAAGTTCAAGAAGCCGGCAGTTAAAACTGACGTCTCCAAGACAGAAACAAGGGGAGATAGCAAACTTTGCTGTGTGTATTGCATACACAACGGCTCGATCGCTATAATCCTTGGCGTCTTCAGCGTTTTAGGAACTGTGATAACCCTAACGGGCGTTTCAGCTCCAGGTTCGAGGAAAGCCTTATGCTCTAGCTGCTCAACAAACCCTAAATTGGGAATTGTAAAGCTAGAGGCCGGAAAGAAAGGCTCAAGCCTTTCATGCCAGTAGGGCAGTTCGAATTTCCGATTACCGGAGATTCGTTCTGCTGTGGCACCGGGACCATGCTTTGGGATGATATCTGAGTCGATAACCTTACGGTTAAGAGACCCAAGAGTACCAGACCAAAGGAAACCACTCCAATCACGAAAAGCGCTAAGCTTTTCAGGATCAAGTTGGTTAAGGTCAGATAAGACTTCCTGCTCACACTCGAGATATCGGTCATAAGCTTTTTCCCTGCGCCTATCGGTACAAGGCAAAAGCACCTTCTTAAACATGTAGCAGATTTGCCGCACGTAAAAGATGGCTATATGATCAGGTACCTCAAGTAGGTTACCAGAACAGCGGTCAAAGATAAGGCCCAACAACCCGCTTAGAAAAGCGGGAGTTGGAGTACCTTTCAGGCGTTTGAAGCCCAAAAAGCAATCAGAGGCCAGGTACCCACGATCGAGACATCTTTCGAAGTCTTGACCGAAGGCAGGTAGGGTAATCGTCAAGAACGATGACCCTTCATCTTTGACACGTCGTGTGATTGTTAACCAATCACGCGTGGTGCAAGTGCGACACCATATTCTGGAATCTTCCAGAACACACAAGAGAAGTCGCATTAGGCTTTTCATGTCGTGCCCCTTTTAAGGAGTTGCGGCAATCCATAGCCAATGTTGTTTCCCTTGCTGGGTGAAGGGTCTATTCCGCTTCCGCTTTCGCGGAGTCCGCCGACGCCTGGGCAATATGCTCAAGAATCGGAAGATCTGAGTCGGGGTGTTTACCCCTGTTCAGAAGTGCGAGAATAGCCTCAAGATTGAACAGGAACGTTGCAATCTTGGAGGGAGTCCACTGATTAGCCATAGGATATTCTCCTACGGATTACCAGCGATGACTGCCTTCACGTTCGTATCCGAAGTCGCCGCCATATTGGCCACAAGGCCTTTATAGACGTCGAGAACCTCGGCACCAGTGAAGCCGTACAGAGTCGGCACATCGAAAACGATGGAAACCGACATACTGAACTGCTTGTTCTGGGCGGGGATGATCGGATCGGCCGCGGTCTTGTTGAAGGTAACCTTCACAAGACGGCGCGTACGACCGCCCTTCGTTTGCAGGTGAGAAACCTGCATCTGTTGGAGCTGGTCGTCCGTGCTATACACGGCTGCAGCACCAGGCCCGACACTTTGTCGGGCAAGGCTCTTAGTCCCTGCCGTAGGGAAGGGAACTGATTGAGGGTCCGCCAACATTGGCACGACTTTCTTGAAGTTTAATTCCCAGGAGAACCCTGGGCTAACGAGACCTGGCCAATCCAAGTGCCGCTAGAGTGGTGTATTGACTAGCGTTTAAGCTAGTCAAATCTACACCAAAGCCGAAAGGAGTCGCTGGAGCCCTGCCTTTGACCTCAGTAAGGTCGTAGGCAGTACAGGAGACTGTTTGTCCCAGAAATGGGGCAGTGACAGCCCAGGTGGTTCGCGTGCGTTCAGTACACATCGCGTAACCATGCTCTATGACCAGGTTATTCAGCTCGATATCGGTCCAGTTGGAGACAATGTCACCAACGTTACCGAACCAATCTGCTAACCAGGACCATGGGGTCAGCTGCCACACAAGGTCAGGCGTCATGGACGCACCGTAAACGACTCGAGAGAGTCGATTTCTTTGGGTATTCGATTCTAAACTCCAAAATGGTTGATCAACCATTTGAGGAATAAAGTATCGAAAAGAGCCA